GCTATGCCAGCCTGTTTGGCAAGCGCGATCAGGGCGGCGATGTGGTCGTGAAGGGTGCCTATGCGGCCAGTCTGAAACGGCTCGCGGCGGCGGGTCGGGCGGTCAAGATGCTGTGGCAGCATGACCCGGCCCAGCCGATCGGCATTTGGGATGAGGTGCGCGAGGATGCCACGGGCCTGTGGGTCAAGGGGCGCTTGTTGCACGACGTGGCGAAGGGCCGCGAGGCGGCGGCCTTGTTGGCAGCGGGGGCGATTGACGGGCTGTCGATTGGCTATCGGACCGTCAAGGCAGAGCGAGATGGCAAGGGCCAACGCCTTTTGCAGGAGTTGGAGCTTTGGGAGGTGTCCTTGGTGACCTTTCCAATGCTTCCCGAGGCGCGGGTGGCGGCCAAGGGTGATGACCCCGAGGCCGAGACTTGGCGCCGATTGGCGCAGGCCTTGACAGAGGCGGCAGAGGCCATGGCTGGGCGGCCCTAGGCCCGGATTTTCAACGAAACCGAAGGATGACTGGAATGACCGAGACAAAGGCTCGGGCCGGGGAAGGTGTGCCTTTGGCCACCAGAGCCGCCCAAACTCCGGCAGCGGACGTGAAAACCGCTCTGGAAGGATTTCTGAACGCTTTCAGAGGCTTTCAGAGCGACGTGAAACAATCATTGCAACATCAGGAAGAGCGTTTGACCATGCTGGATCGCAAACAAATGACTTTTGGCCGCCCTGCACTGGCCACCAGTGCCGAGGTGGAAGTGCCCCACAAGAAGGCCTTTGGCGCCTACTTGCGCTCGGGCGATGATGATGGCTTGCGTGGCCTTGTTCTGGAGGGCAAGGCCTTGTCGACCGCGGTGGCTGCCGATGGCGGCTATCTTGTGGATCCGCAAACCGCCGAGACCGTTCGTTCGATGCTGGTGTCGACCTCTAGCTTGCGCGCTGCGGCCAATGTGGTTCAGGTGGATGCGACGTCGTTCGACGTGCTGATCGATCGGTCGGAAGTTGGCTCGGGCTGGGCCACCGAGGTTGCGCCGCAAGCGGAAACCGGGACCCCGACGATTGAGCGGATCTCGATCAAGCTGCATGAGCTGTCGGCCATGCCGAAGGCCAGCCAGCGGTTGCTGGATGACAGCGCCTTTGACGTGGAAGGTTGGCTTGCCGGCAAGATCGCTACGCGCTTTATCCGTGCCGAGGCGGCGGCCTTTATCAACGGTGATGGTGTGGACAAGCCGCGCGGCATTTTGTTGCCGCCGAAGGTGGCCAACGCGTCCTGGACCTGGGGCAGTCTGGGCTACATCCCGACGGGCGCTGCGGCGGATTTTGCCACTACCAATGCAAGCGATTGCATCGTCAATCTGGTCTATGCGCTGGGGGCGGATTACCGCGCTAACGGCACTTTTATCATGAATTCGAAAACTGCAGGCGCGGTGCGCAAGATGAAGGATGCCGATGGCCGCTTTATGTGGGGCGATAGCCTGCAGGCCGGGGAGCCCGCGCGTCTGATGGGCTATCCTGTTCTGATCTGCGAGGATATGCCGGATGTGGCCGCAAACAGCCACCCCATCGCCTTTGGCGACTTCACGGCCGGTTACACCATTGCCGAGCGCCCCGATCTGCGCATCCTGCGCGATCCCTTCTCGGCCAAGCCGAATGTGCTGTTCTACGCCAACAAGCGCGTGGGCGGCGATGTCACCGACTTTGCAGCGATCAAGCTGCTGTGTGTCGCTGTCTCCTAATCGAGTCGGTGGGTCTGGTCCCTGTAAGGGGGCCGGACCTTTGGGCGCGCATGGGTTCTCAAGGGGCCTCTGGGGTTGATGGCAAAGGATCTGAAGATGATGCTGACGGAAATGACAACAGTCCCTGTTGCGGCGCTGCCTGTTCAAGGGTTGAAGGACCATTTGCGGCTGGGCAGCGGGTTTACCGAGGATGGGCTGCAAGATGGGTTGATCGAAGCCTATCTGCGTGCCGCGATTGCGGTGGTGGAGGGGCGGATCGGCAAGATGCTGATCGCGCGCCGATTCAAGTTGGAGTTGGAAGATTGGCGCAGCTCCGGTGAGCAGCCTTTGCCTGTAGCGCCGGTTAGCTCTGTGCTGTCGGTGACGGTGGTGGATGCGGCGGCTGTGGCCACGGTGGTAGATGCGGCGCGCTATCGGCTGGTGCCGGACATGCATCGGCCGAAGCTGGTGGCTGTAGGGGTGTTGTTGCCCGTTGTGCCGATGGATGGCCGTGCTGAAGTAGTGTTTGACGCAGGCTTTGGGGCGGCTTGGGCCGAGGTTCCGGTGGATCTGGCGCAGGCGGTGATGCTGCTGGCGGCCGAGTATTACGAGGTGCGCCAGCCCGGAGATGGCGGGCAGGGGGGGCTGCCCTTTGCGGTGCAGGCGCTGATTGAGCGCTGGCGCACGGTGCGCATTCTGGGGGGAAAGTCATGAATGGGGTGCGTCTTGATCGCCGGATGGTGCTGGAGGCACCCGATCGGGTGGCCGATGGCGCGGGCGGGTTTCAGCTGACTTGGGCGGTCCGCGGGGTGTTGTGGGCCGCGCTCAAGCCCGGTGCGGGGCGTGAGGCCGCCAGGGTTGAGGTGCGCGCGGCGCAGGTGGCTTACCGGATCACGGTGCGGGCGGCCCCTGTAGGATCAACGGCTCGGCCACGGCCTGAGGATCGGCTGCGTGATGGGGCGCGGGTGTTCACTCTCTTGGCGGTGACCGAGGAGGATCCGCGTGGCCAGTATTTGACTTGCTTTGCCCGAGAGGAGGACCCGGCATGAGCTATGCAGCGGCGGCTGCCTTGCAGGCGGCAATCTATGGCGCGCTGAGTGCGGCGCCCGCACTTTCGGGGGTAAGTGTCGTTGATGCCATGCCCCCCGGCACCACGCCCGGTACGTTCATTCTGATCGGCCCCGAAGTGGCAACTGATCAGTCCGATGGTACGGGGGCGGGTGCAGAGCATCGGTTCACCATCAGCGTCATCAGCGATGCGGCGGGGTTTTTGACCGCGAAATCGCTGGCGGCGGCAGCTTCGGCGGCGGTGTTGGCGGGGGGCCTTAGCCTTGCGACCGGGACCCTCGTTTCGATCCAGTTTCAGCGCGCCGTGGCGCGGCGGCTGGAGGAAGGCACGGCACGGCGCATCGACATGACCTTTCGGGCGCGCGTGGAGCTTTAACGGATTTTCACAGCCAAAGGCGCGGCCTTGTGGCGGTAAGGGAGATGAAAGATGGCAGTTCAGAATGGCAAGGATCTGTTGATCAAGGTCGATATGGTCGGGGACGGGCAGTTTGAGACGCTGGCGGGGCTGCGGGCGCAGCGGTTCAGCCTGAACGCCGATCAGGTGGATGTCACCAGCCTGGAAAGTGCGGGGGGCTGGCGTGAGCTTCTGGCGGGCGCAGGTGTGAAGTCTGCTTCGATCTCGGGCTCGGGCGTTTTTCGAGATGCGGCGACGGATGGGCGTGCGCGGCAGATTTTCTTTGATGCCGAAACCCCAGATTTCCAAGTTGTGGTGCCTGATTTCGGGACCATCGAGGGGCCGTTCCAGATCACCAGCATCGAGTATGGGGGCAGCCATAATGGTGAGGCGACCTATGAGATCAGCCTCGCCTCGGCGGGTCAATTGACCTTTGTGGCACTGTAAGGGGTAAGGCGATGGCCAATCCCTATGCCGGTGAGGTGGCGATCGTGTTGGATGGGCAGCGCCATCTGGCCAAACTGACCTTGGGCACGCTGGCCGAGTTGGAGGCTGCGATGGAGGCGGGGTCTTTGATGGAGCTGGTGGAGCGGTTCGAAACGCGGGCCTTCACCACGCGCGATGTGCTGGCGCTGATTGTGGCGGGGCTGCGGGGTGGTGGTTGGCAAGGCTCGGCCGCCGATCTGCGCGCGGTGACGATTGGTGGCGGGCCGGTTGAGGCGGCGCGGGCAGCGGCAGAATTGCTGGCGCGCGCCTTTCAACTGCCGGGCGAGGCATGAGCGAAATCGGCCGCGGGATCGATTGGCCGGGCCTGATGCGGGCCGGGATGGGCCGCTTGGGCCTGAGGCCCGATCAGTTCTGGGCCTTAAGCCCGGTGGAGTTGCGGATCATGTTGGGCGCAGAGGCGGCGATGCCGCCTTTGACGCGGGCGCGGCTGGAAGAGCTGGCTGCGGCTTACCCCGATCAGGGAAAGGACAAGGATCATGGCAGAAATTGATGAGTTGCAAGATCAGATCGCGGCCCTGGAGGCTACATTGGCAGGCAGTGCAGGGATGGTGGCGGCCTTTGACGGAGAGTTGGCGCGGATGCGCGAGAGTCTGGTGTTCACCGGGCGCGAGGTGAGCACGCTGTCCGTGGGCATCGGCGGCGGCTTGCGGCGCGCTTTTGACGGGCTGGTGTTTGATGGGGTGAAGCTGTCGGATGCCTTGCGCGGCGTGGCGCGGACCATGGCCGACACAGTCTATGGTGTGGCGATGAAGCCGGTGCAGAACGCCCTTAGCGGCGCGCTGGCACAAGGGTTGAACGGGCTTTTGGGTGGCTTGATGCCGTTTGAGAAGGGCGGTGCCTTTGTCCAGGGCCGTGTGATGCCCTTTGCCAAAGGCGGTGTGGTGGCACAGGCCACCGCCTTTCCGATGCGGGGGGCCACAGGATTGATGGGCGAGGCGGGGCCAGAGGCGATTATGCCCTTGGCGCGGGGGGCTGATGGGCGGCTTGGTGTGCAGGCGGCAGGAGCTTCGCGGCCCGTCACGGTGGTGATGAACATCACAACGCCCGATGTGCAGGGCTTTCAGCGCAGCCAAACCCAGATTGCCGCCCAAGCGCAGCGGATGCTTGCGCGTGGGCAAAGAAACCGCTGAGGGGGCAGGACTATGGCATTTCACGATATCCGCTTTCCGGCGAACCTGTCGTTCGGCGCACTGGGCGGACCCGAGCGGCGCACCGAGATTGTGACGCTGGCCAATGGCCATGAGGAGCGCAACACGCCCTGGGAGCATTCGCGCCGACGCTATGATGCGGGGATGGGGTTGCGGTCGTTGGACGATCTGGAGGCGCTGATCGCGTTTTTCGAGGCGCGGCGCGGGCCCTTGCATGCGTTTCGCTGGAAGGACTGGGCGGATTGGAAATCCTCAGCCCCTTCGGCGGTGACGGGGCCTGTGGATCAGATCTTGGGGGTTGGCGACGGGGTGCGGACGACGTTTCAACTGCGCAAGCGCTATCTGTCGGGGGCTCAGGACTATTGGCGCCCGATTGCCAAGCCGGTGGCGGGCACGGTGATGGTGGCGATTGCCGACGATCCCAAGGTGGAAGGAGTTGAGTTCACTGTCGATACGGCGGCCGGGATCGTGACCTTTGTCACGCCCCCCGACATTGGCGCGGTTGTCACGGCGGGCTTTGAGTTTGATGTGCCGGTACGGTTTGACACCGACCGGATTGCGGTATCGCTGGCTGCCTTCAACGCCGGCGAGGTGCCTGATGTGCCGGTGATCGAGGTGCGGCTATGAGCGGGCGCGAGGAGCTTTATCAGCATCTGGGCGGTGGCATCACCACGGTGTGTCATTGCTGGCTGGTCAAGCGCGCGGATGGCGAGACCTATGGCTTCACCGACCATGACCGCGATGTGACCTTTGACGGGCATGTGTTCAAGGCGGCCAGCGGGCTTTCGGCGGGGGCCTTGCAGCAGACCACCGGGCTTTCGGTGGACAATTCCGAGGCGGTCGGGGCCTTGTCGGATGCCTCGGTCCGCGAGGAGGATTTGGCGGACGGGCGATTTGACGGGGCCGAGGTGCAAAGCTGGCTGGTGAATTGGGCTGATGTCGGCGCGCGCGTGATCGAATTTTGCGGCAATTTCGGTGAGGTGACGCGCAAGGCCGGGGCCTTTCGCGTGGAACTCAGGGGTCTGAGCGAACGGCTCAACCAGGTGCAGGGGTTGGTCTATCAGGCGGGCTGTGGTGCGGTCTTGGGAGATGTGCGGTGTGGGATCGATCTGGGCTTGCCAGCCTATCGCACCACAACCGTGATCACCGAGATCGATGTGCTTGGGCGTATCCGGATTGACGGACAAACCAGTTTTGCCGACCATTGGTTTGAACGCGGTCAGATCGAAGTGCTGAGCGGCGCCTCGGCGGGGATGTCGGTGATGGTCAAGGCCGACCGGCTGACTGCAATGGGCCGGGTGGTGGACCTTTGGCATGGCACGGGCGCGGATCTTGCGGCGGGCGACAGCATTCGGCTGATTGCAGGATGTGACCGGCGCGCGGCGACCTGCCGGACAAAGTTTACCAATTTTGCGAACTTTCGCGGCTTTCCTCATGTGCCTGGGGAGGATTGGTTGACCTCTTATCCCGCCTCAAACACGTTGAATGACGGGGGGAGCCTGCAGGGATGACCCGCAATGACGAGGTTTTGGCGCGCGCCCGCGATTGGTTGGGCACGCCCTATCGGCATCAGGCCAGTTGCAAAGGCGCTGGCACCGATTGTCTGGGCCTGTTGCGCGGCATCTGGCGTGAGATCCACGGGGATGAGCCACGCTTGGTGCCTGCCTATACGCCCGACTGGGCCGAGCCGACCGGACAAGAGGTGCTGATTGAGGCGGCGCGCGAGATTTTGTGTCCGGTGGCGCTTGGCCACGAGGTGCCCGGCGATGTCTTGCTCTTTCGCATGCGCCCCGGCGCGGTGGCCAAACATTTGGGCATTTTGGCCGACGCGGGCCCAGCGGCTGCATTCATTCACGCCTACAGCGGTCATGGGGTTGTGATCTCGCCGCTGTCAGGACCATGGCAGCGCAAGATCGCTGCCGTTTTTCGTTTTCCTTGAAGGAGCCTGAACCATGGCGACCATCCTTTTGTCAGCAGCTGGAGCGGCCATCGGGGCGGGGTTCGGCGGCACAGTCCTGGGCCTGTCTGGGGCAGTGATTGGCCGGGCCATCGGCGCCACGCTGGGCCAGGTCATTGACCAGCGCCTGCTTGGGGCAGGATCTGAGGCGGTTGAGGTAGGCCGGGTCGAGCGGTTTCGCCTGACCGGGGCCAGCGAAGGCGCGGCTGTCACGCGCGCCTGGGGCCGGGTGCGCCTGGGCGGGCAAGTCATTTGGGCAACGCGCTTTCGCGAAACGGTTGCTGAGAGTGGTGGCGGCAAGGGCGGCGGCGGGGGGCGCGTGACACAGTACAGCTATTCGGTCAGCCTTGCGATTGCGCTCTGTGAAGGGGAAATCCGCCGCGTTGGCCGGATCTGGGCCGATGGCAATGAGATTGCCACCAACGCGCTGACGATGCGGGTTTACAAAGGGACCGAGACGCAACTTGCCGATCCCAAGATCGCGGCGGTCGAGGGCGCGGGCAATGCCCCTGCTTATCGCGGGGTTGCCTATGTGGTGATCGAAGACCTGGATCTTGGGGTCTTTGGCAACCGGGTGCCGCAGTTCAGCTTTGAGGTGGTGCGCCCGGCGCAGACGACTGGCAACGCGCGGGTCGAGGAGTTGGCGGCGAGTATCTCTGGCCTGTGCGTGATCCCAGGCACCGGAGAGTATTCGCTGGCAACCTCGCCCGTGCATTACCAGACAGGCCCAGGCCAGAACCGTACCGCCAATGTGAACATGCCGACTGACCAGACCGACTTTGCGCTGTCACTGGAACAGCTGACCGAAGAGATGCCGCGGGTAGGG